GTTTCTCCATTAGCCTTTTTTAAACTGGCAGTTGCATAAGCTCCTGCTGTTCCACCAATATCTGGCATTCCTCTTATAGATGATTTTTGAACTTTTACAAAATTACCAATTTGCATTGATAAAGATTGTTGGTTTTCATTTACATGATCTCTTGGTTTATCTACAGCAACATATTTAGTAGCAAGATTTTCTATTCTAAATCCTTTTACATAAGCAACTGAAGGTTCCACACCCACTGCTAATTTAGTACTAACACCTCCATTAGAAGCTGTTAAAAATCCACCATTACCGGCTTCATCATCTAAATGTTCTCTAATATCTAGTGTATATGGTCTTACTGCATAATCACCTGATTCTTCATGTGTTCTTCTTGCTAATCTTGAACTTAATTCTGTGTTACCAGTTTTATCAGTAGTTTCTACTTGAATAATACCGTTATCTATTTTCATTAATAGAATATAGTTTGAGAATGTAGTATTAGGAGCTGTTAAAGATTCTTTAATTAAACTTGTTGCTATCTTATATCTATGAGCACCAGGTGCTGCAAAGTTTGGAGTTCCTTGTGCATTATCATTTAGTGAAGAATCCGAAGCGCTATCTAAATCAAAAGTTTCTGTAACATTTAAACCAAGAATATAACTTGGTGTATTTGTATATTTGTCTAATATTAAAGTTTGAGCTGCAACATAAACAAAAGTTCCTGCTATAAAATAAGCACCTTCTTCTATGTTAGCTTGTGATCCTTGACCTATTGGAGTTACTGATGATGCTCCAACTCTACCAAATATAGCTGTACCTGCATCATTAGAAAATACTTCATCTGCAGCAAATTTTTCCACTGTTTTATTTGCTCCACCAGCATTAAGGTATCTAATATATAATGTATTGGGATCAGATCCAGTAGCAGCAATTGCATTAAGTACTAATGCAGTTACTTGATTACCACTATTAGCTGTTCCAGTAATTGTAGTTCCAATTAAAGAACTTAAATTATTTGACTGATAAGTTGTATTATATGTAGTTGAGGAATGAGTAAAAGAAGCATTAGTTAATTTTATAAAATCTAATTCGGTATTAATAGTAACCTTACCACCTACAACTCTAGAACCATCACCAAAGTTGTATTGACCAAATCTATCTAACTGTGCCTGAAAGGCTGTTTGAAGTTGAGTTAACTCTCTTGCTTGTACCGCATGTCCAGGCCTAAATTGAATACGATGATAATTTTTAGTTTCATCAAAGTCATCAAAGTATGGCGCAATATTAAAATTTTTAACTCGTGTTATTCCCATTTTATTCCTCTTTAAATTCTAATTATTAGAATTCGACAATTAATTTAATGTCTTCAATTTGTGACGATGATCTATTAATAGGATCTCTATTTTCTAAAAAGATCAATTGTCCACTATTTCGTTTTACTTCAGGACCATATCCATTAGCAATTGTACCAAAGGGGTCGCTAGTTTTTAGTGTAGCACTTCCACCATTTGGTAATGTTCCAGTTATAGTATCACCAGATACAAAATTACCAAATCCAGTTTTTTCGTTTTGATAATAATATAATACTTTATTTGAAGTATCTATTTCTACCAAATAAGCTTTGGCTCCACTTGTAGAACCACTAATAACCTGATCAACTGCAAATCCAGCTACAGAAGCACTAGGATTTAAAACTAAAGCTCTTCTTGCTCTTAATGTTGTTGCTGAAGCTACTACATCTGATGCAAAGTTTTGTGGATTTTTAATAAGTGATATTTGTCTAAAGTCTTGACCTACTGTTAAGTCACCACCTTCTGAACCAGAAAGTTGAGTATTAATAGCAACAAAGAAAGCACCAAGCTCTGAAATAGGATCTGTTCCATGGCCATTAGGTGGAGCTATAACTGCTCGAGCAGTTGCTAGTGAACCACCTCCTCCACTTATTGTTACATCAGCAATATTATAATCTGTTCCTTTATCATCAACTTGAATAGAAGCTACTGTTTGGCTTGAACCAGATCCAGCCATTATTGCTGTTGCTTGAGCTCCAGTACCATCTCCAGTAATAGTTACAGTTGGTGCACTACTATAATCTTGACCAGCATTTGTAACTTCAAATCTCTCTATACCACCAGCTTTTGCATGGCCTAAAGAATTAATTTGTGCCGTTTGGTTAGCAAAGTTAACATCAGTATTTGCAAATCTTCCAAAGGTTAATGTTCCACCATCAGTTAATGATTGAGCACTTGATAATGTAAGTGTAGTACCACTAATGTTTGCTACTGTAACTGAACCAGAAATACCACCACCCGTTACTAACTGACCAACTTTAATATTAGCATTTGCTGCAGCTAAAGTAGCAGAAGTTGAAGAACTTGTAGCTCCATTAACAGTAGCAGTTGTTGGATAACCTAATGTGTTAACTGGCATAAATGAATTTGTTAAAAATTTCTCTGCATCTGTAACTGTTACAGTATACATATATTTCCATCTATAGCCATCTGATTCTGAAGTAGGCTCTGTATTAATATGAACCGGTTCGATCGTAGAAGCTCCTGCTCCAGCTATTATACATTTATAAACTTTAAACTCGGATGTGATTATGTAAAAAGCTTTATCGTATATTGTAGCATCATCTGAATCCCATGCAACATATGATCTACCAGAAGTCCATGTGTGTCTATTTACAACGTGGGATACTTCTCCTGCTGTTACTTTTTTCATACCAATCATTTGTTGGTATGCTCCTGCTACATTGTCAATATTATCTAAAGGAGTGAATGGTGTAGTATCAGTTGTATCACTTGTTGAATTTGACCAAACGTCTGATTTACCGATAGCGACATAAACACTACTAGAGGCCACATCCTCTTTAAAGTTTTGAGCATTGACTACTCTAAATGGTGTTGTTACTATTGCTGTCATTTTTCTATTCCTGTGCTATAATAGCTTTGTTATTAAATCTATTTATAATAGTTCCTGGGAAGTTTTCAATAGTTTTATCACTAAAAAAGTTTATTGGATATCCATTATGAAACTTTCTAGCACTATCAAAGTTACTACCTTTTCTATTAAAGTAATTATTATTTATAAGGGTTGTAAAGTTCTCATCTCCAACTTCAGTTGCAACATGATTTAAACAAAGTATAAGAATTTCTTTTACTTCCTTAGCACGTTCTTCTGAATGCGTTGGTGAATCAAATCTAATAATTGGATCTATTACATATCCATTACCTGGGTTAGTAATTGTTACACCTGTAATTTCTCCTTTATGTATTGGATTATCTAAATCAGACAAATCATCTGCTGGAGCAATTTGAATAGTTGCAGTTGCAGTTACATTTGTAGATAATAAATTACCATCTGAATCTGTTGCTGTTGGAGGATCAATTACAATAAGGGGAGCATTAGTAAATGTTTTATCTCCAACTGTACCTGATAATTTTATTGTATTTAGTTTACCCGCATTTGTGTTACCTGCAACTCCAGCATTTGCTGCTGCATAATTAGCTCCACCATCTACTATAGTTACATCTGCAACTCTACCATCAACATCTACTTTACAAGTTATATTTGCAACTGAGATTGATTGACCAGCAATTGGATCTCCAGTAACTGTAATAGTTGGACCAGCAAAAAAGTCTTGACCATTAACTGTAGTTTTAGTGGCCTGATTTACTGGATAATTAAAGCCTGGTTGAGCTATACTTACATTTGTAATTGTACCATTAGAATCTATTGTAAGAGATAGAACTGCCGATTTACTTATTTTAGGTTCTAGGTTTGGTAAGAAAAAAGATGTAAATGCTTCGACAAGTAATGCAACATCTTCTGCTCCAATAACACCAGGTTGTAATCCTGGCATTGAAGATAATGTCTTTCTATTTAATCTTCCAAAAACATCTTTAAATGAAAATACAAATCCAGGTTGATCTGGAACTGGTATACTTCCAACATTACCTTCATTAAATCCTTTATCTAATTCTACTCCTTGTTGTCTTATATTATCTCCAAGAGCTGCTCTTGTTAATTCTGTTAAAATTAAAATCTCACCAAAAAAGATAAAACCAGCTGGATGTACTAATTTATCAAAAGCTGTTTCCCAGTCACTTAAGTTTTTACCAGTTCTTACTACATAAGAAAACTTTTGATAAAATTTAGAATCCTGTAATTTAATATTATCTGATAAAAATCCTTTATGATCTAAGTATTGATTAAGATCATTATCCCATTTACCAGAAGATGGTACTAAAGTTTTATCAAATGGAAATTCTGTTTCAACACTTTCATTAAATAATAACCTAAAGAATATTTCAATCGAATCTGATGTACCCTTTAACTTATAAAAGTCATTAATGTTTTTATATAGATTTCTTTTATTAACAGTAAGATCTCTTGGAATAGCTGCAGCAATTTCTTTCTGCATAAGTTCCAAATAGTCAGTTGTATTTTCATCGATGTTAAGAGCTTCTTCAATAGCATTAATGACATATGAAGGACCTGGTCCAACCCAATAAGTTATTGGTGTTGTTAATTTAGCTACCTTACCATTATGAGTTTCTCCCGCAGGTAAATTAGCATTTAAATTAACTACAGAAAATGTTTTACCTATTTCAGTAGTACGATCTTTAAGTGTTCCAGGTAACTCATTACCATTTGATATTTGTACATTTGTATTTGTAAGTGCTATTGTTTCTTCATTACCATTAGAATCTACAAGTATTAAACTAGAACTAGCACCATCAAAATCTGTAAAGAATTCATTGTTTTCATTTTTAGGATCTAATATTCTAAAGACAGCTCTTCCAGAAGCTACAATATCTGTAAATATTTCTGTCTCTACATATATGAACTCTTTCATATTCATGAATTCATAGTATTTTTCTAGAAGCTGTTTAATACCAGTATCACCAGAATCAGTTAAGATTTCTTGAGGTATTACCTGATCTATTCGTAAATCTTCTTTTGTTTTCTTTTTAAGCGATCCTACCGATTCTACATAGTTCGGATTTGTCGCATCTGATCCATATCCACTCATGTTTAACCGCTCGATCTAAATCTTGATGTTGTTACATAGTTAACGCTGCCGGAAGAACCAGATGTAGCAATGGTATCTTTATTTGCTGTCATAGTAGTTCTTGTAGAATCTATAGAAAGTATTTCATCTCTTTTTGGTGCAATGTCCAAAGAGTCTGGAGTTACTGTTATACGTATTTGAGTATCATCATCTGGTATAAATGAATTTAAAGTAATAGTACCTTCAGTTGGATCTACTACTCCACAATCAGATATTGTAGTTACCTTTTCTGCTCCTACTAATCTAAAAGCAAATATTTTTCTATTTGAAGAACCAGGAATAGCCACATCATTAAAAAAGTTTTCTACTCCATTTAATTTAAAAGCAGTTGAGGTAATACATGTATCAGTTGCTCCACCTGGTACAAAGAAAGAACCAGGATATACTAAACTAAAATTGTTTGATATTGTTGTAAGAGGAGTTATATTTTTAAATAGAAAAGGACGTACCGATGAGTTTAATATAGCTGGGTCAGAAGCATCGATTGCTCTTAGTAAAGCTGAGTGTCTAAATACTCCATCAAATTTATTTAAATCATTTAATGAATAGTCATCAATAGTATCTGAAACAACGGCCTTAAGTTCTATATCTGTTCTATCAGTTAGGTTAGGATTATATTTAAATGCTACATCTAATTCTAGAAAAGAATAGTTTGGATCCACTACGGTTGGTGTAATTGATACTACATTTTTTCCTTTTAATATTGCACCTGTTACTGTTGCCTTTTCATCTTCAGTTAAAGTGTCTGCAGTTTTTGGTTTTATGGCAATAAATATTCTACCATAATCTGGAACAGCTTGATCTTCTCCTCCCCATGTAGATATTGCATCGATATTAGAAAATTCTCTTTGTACAATAGCTCTATAGTCATCAGCCGTTACAGCTCTATTTTGAGAAGTATATGTAAGTGGTGCATTGTATCTTATTGATTCTAGTGTTTCACCTTCACTTCCACCAGCTGCTGTTTTTACA